GCATCTGGTCCCACATGGGGCCGTTGAGGGCATCGACGTGCGCCCACAGCATGCCGGAGGACATGAGCGGTTCGAGCGCCTCCAGGATGCGGATTTCCTTTCGCACGCTGGCCTGCACCTCCACCACGCCGCACTGAATGCGCCGCTGCTTGAAGCATGTCCGCACGAAGGCCGGCGCGTGCACGCCCACCCCGTTGGTTTCGATGGTCACCCGAGGCACCTTGAACCGCTCGACGATGTCAGCAAGCTGCCAGACCTGGCCACCGGTGATGCGGCTTCCGTCGTCGCTCGTCTCGGCGATCTCGCCTGCAAGGGCCTCCATGCGGTGCCAGTAGTGCCGGCCGTTGGCGTCCTGCAGGTCCAGCACAACGGCCGACACATCAGACCCCAGCTTCCCCGACGACGGGTCCCAGCGCAGGGAGCACCCGACGATCTGGACGGTACCGAGCCACATCGTCACGATGCGGTTCTGCGTCACGAAACGCGGCTCGCAGTCGTAGGCCTGGATTCGCTCCGGGTCCAGCCGGATCTCGTGCATGGGCCGACTGTGCAGCTGGTATTGGCTGTCCCACTCGTTGATCGTGCGCGTCTTCCGGCGCCGGCTGAACAGCTCATCGGCCGTGAACCGCTCCGGCCAGGCGCAGCCCGCGTACAGGTCCACCATCCCCACGGGGGTTTCGCGCAGCCGGATCGTGCCGTTGCCCAGGGTGTAGTCCACACCTTCACGCAGCCACTTGGCACCCTTTCCGATGCCAGCGAACACGAGCTCGGGCCGGAACTGCGTCCGGTGTTCCCGGCCGCCGCCGTCGATGCGCTGCTCCTGCGCGAACATGCGGATCGTCAGGCAGTCAGCGCCCATGGCCTCGTGCTCGTCATAGATGCTGTCGTGCGTGTGCGGTGTGCCCACGAACAGCAGCCGCGCGCCCGGCACCATGATGTGCACCTGCTCCCCAAGGCGGTACCGCATCTTCTCGCGGGCCTCGGGGTTCTGGATGTTGCGCGGAACCTCGACGTCGTCGTTCTGCGCCTCATCGCAGCGGCTGGACGTGATGTTGCTTGTGATGCCAGCCGCCTGCATGGACGGGTTGCGCTGGTCATCAGCACCTGGTGCCCACCAGAAGGACGCCTCGCCCTTGATGCCCTTGGCCCAGTCGTCCGTCCACGGGTGCCGGCGCAGCACTGCTTGCGTGTCGCGGCTGGTCTTATACGCGGTCTTGTCCTGGTCGCCCTGGTGCAGGATGCGATAGGCCGGGTCTTGCCAGTACCGCCAGGCGTTGTACACAGCCAGGATTGTCGACTTGCCGGCGCCGCGGAAGATGCGCAGCACGGCGTGAGCCTGGCGATGCTCCAGCCAGTGGCAGGCCCTGACGTGGATGTTCGGGACCTCCCACCCCTTGAACGCCGCCCAGGCCAGGAAGAAGGCCAGGAATGAGGCCTTACGCTGGGCCACCGGCGGACGCCTTCGCCGCCTTCATGGCGCGGTCCAGCACCTTCGAGGCCTCGCGCTCCATGCGCTCGATCTCGTTGCCCAGCTCGTCGTCGTGCTCTTCGCCCCTGCCTCCATGCGGGGCGACGGCATCTGCCAGAGTGCGGACGGTGCGCTCCAGTAGGCCGAACGTGGCCGCAGCGTTCCGTTTGCACCAGAACCGGTCCCCTCGCTGCTGCTGGGTCAGATCCGCCAGCGGCTTCCCGGCTCCAGGCCAGGTGTCCGGGTCTGCCTCTTCCAGCACCACGTCGGCGAGCCGCTCTTCCAGGTCGCGCAGTCGTTCAAGTTGGTCAGGTCTCATCGTCAGTTCCCCATCGTTTCCAGATCAGGCGCGCGGTCTGGCGTCAGTTCGCCGGGCGCCCAATACCATGAAGTCCCCCAGTCCCGCGCCGCTCGCTGCCGCATGCGGCCCAGGTAACCGGGGTTCACGGCCTCCTGCGCCTGGTCGATCACGGCGCGCTGCCACAGGGTGCGAATCTGCCACAGGCCGACGCCCGGGAGCTGGCTGTTGATCCACCGCAGAGCCTCCGGCCCGAGGCTGGTTTCTTTCCCCTGCAGGAATTGCCTGACGTTCTCCGGCCCGACATCCAGAGCGCCGCCGATGGCCCCTGCGACTGGACCGGCAAGGCCAAATTTCCCCTCCCAAGTGCGGGTGTTGCCGTCTGCCGGGTCGGCCAGCAGGGCGTCGGCGACAAACGATAGGCTGCCGCCCTGCGCCAGAGCCTTCGCCCAGAACTTGCCGCCGTGGGCGTCATCGGGCGTCATGTCCATCGGGTCCTTGCCCTGCAACAGCGCTTTGGTCTGCAGCACCAGCGCGCCAAGCAGCGTCATTGACACGGTCATCGCCGCGAAGCCGGCCACGCGGTTGAAGCGCGCGCCGCCGGCAGTCTCAGCGCCGAAGCCCAGCGGGGCACCCTCCAGACCCTGCGGAGTCTCGGCCATCCGGCGCCAGTGCCGCGAGATCATCGCCGCGGGGAATGACTTGAACTGGTAGAAGGCGCGCGCCGCCTCCCCCTGGATGGTGCCGCGCTGCATCCCCCCTGCGGTCACAAGCGCGCGCGTGGCCTGGTCCGGGTTGACCACAGCAAACTGGGCCTCGTCCTGCACGAACGACAGCCAGCGTGTCGCCGTCTGCTCTGCGCCCTGCGCACCGGTCGCGCGGATGGCCTCTGCCGTCAGGTACTTGTTGCCGCCGATGGTGGTCGGCTGCGCTTGCGTGATGGTGGTCCAGTCCTCGGCCGTGATGCCCTTGCGCTGCATCAGGTAGCGGTCCCACTCGTCCAGCTGCTCCCATCCCTTGCCCAGCTTGCGCGCGAAGCCCGACATCATCGTCATGCCGAACGCCCGGCGCAGCCCATCGCTCCATGCGTTCATGAGGCTGACCCGCATGGTGGCCGCCGCGACGTGGCCGGACCAGTTGTGCGACAGGTGCTCACCGGTCCAGCGGTTCAGGCTGTCGGCCAGCGTCTCGCCAATGATGCCGTGCGCGCGCAGCTCGGCCCGCGTGTCGGCCGACATCTGGCCTTTGAGGCTGGCGAGGTACTCAAAATAGGGCAGGCGGTTGAAGTGCAGCGTCTGCGCGATCGTGCCCATGTCCGTCAGCGACGATATCACCGCGCCGCCCAGCTTGGCCGCCGTCTGAACGTTGCGCGCCACTTCGCCGGTCTGGGCGATGATGTTGTTCACCGGCGTGCTGGCCGACCCGTTCAACAGCGCCCAGCGCGCCGCAGGCGTGGTGCCGAACGATCGGCCTGCCAACGTGCCGGCGCCGTCTGCGCGCTCGGCCAGATCTGCCTGCACCCGGTTCAGCTGCTCCGGGTTGGGGCCGTAGCGCTCCACCAGCCCAATGTCGCGCGCCATGCGGCCGACGTGCCCAAGCATGGCGTCGTAGAGCGAGCCCTCGCCGAACTGGTCCATGTAGGCCAGCCACGCATCGCCGTCCTGGAAGTGCAACACCCGGTGTTCGCTGCCGCGGTTGGCACGCGCACCAGAGCCGCGAAACGCGCCCGGCTCGATCTTGTTCGCCCCACCGGTGGCAATGGTCTCGTGCGCGGCAATCAGCATCTGGCGCAGCTGGTCGGGCGTGGTCAGCGTGCCATCCGGCTCGACGTACTGGTTGCGGTCAAGCAGCGGCAGCACCGCGTCTGCCCAGCGATCCGGCCCGGCTTTGGCCACCTTCGCCGCGTCGTGCGCCTGGCCCAGGTAGCCATACCCCAGCTTGCCCACGTCACCGCCCGATGAGTTGAAGCGCACGCGCATGCCCTCGATGGTGTCCAGCCAAGCCTGCGCCGCCTGCTTGGCTACCGTGTTTCCGGTGTGACCATCCGCCTGCCGGAAAACCTCGCGAATCACATCGCGGGTCATCAGCGGGTTGTCGAGGTTGAAGATGGCCATCCCAACCTTGCGCCAGAAGCCGGCCCCGTCCTTCACCTGCACGGCGTCGATCAGAGCACCCAGCTGGCCCACAGCTTCGGTTCGCACCGCGTCGATGTAGGTCTGCGTCAGCTCCATGTCTCGAATCCAGCCCTGAGAGCGCGTGAGCTTGTTCAATCCCTGGTGCTGGGTGATCCTGCCCACAGTCTCGGCCGTGCGCAGGATCTGCATGGTGCCGCGTGCCTCTTTCAGGACCGCCTGGGCCTGCAAGTCCTGCGCGGCAGCCGTGGCCGCCTCTATCATGCGCTGATCGTTGCTCAGGCCCAGCCAACGCTGCCTGTCCTGGCGGGCCACCTCGCGCATCTTGGCGCTGATGCTGTCCTCGATGGCTTGGAGCTTGGCGGAGCTCAGTGCCCGGCCTGCTGCCGCCGTCACTGCCTGGATGCATTTGGGATCCACTTGAAACTCGCTTTCCTGCTGGCGCTTGTCATCATCGTGCCGTCGCTGTTCGTGGCCGGCGCTGCAGGCCCGCGCGCCGTGCTGTCCTTCTGGCGACACATCGGGCGGCTGATCCTGGGCGGCGCCGTGTTTGCGCTGATCATGACGCCGTCCATTCTGTCGGGGGTCTAGTCCTAGCCGCCCAGCGACAGTGCGCACTGCACCGCCACGTCCAGCAGGCCAGCCTCGGCCGCGCCCAGCGTGTCCTCGGTGCCGGCCTGGGCCTCCTGGCGGATGCGCTCCAGCGCCTCACGCGCCGTGATCGGCTGGCCGTCCTCGGTGCGGCCCACCACCAGATCCGGCGCTTCGGTCACGATCTGGTTGGCTCGCGTGCGCACGGACTGGATGGCGGCATGGTCCGGGCCTGAGCCGGGTTCGATGGGCGGCAGCGCCGGCTCTTGCGGGCGATCCGCTGGGCTTGCTTCTTGAGGACGGTTCGCAGGCGTGGGTGCGGCATCGGCAGGCGGCCGGGTGGCTTGGGTTGGGAAGTCGTCGAGGGCTGCAGAACGCCGCGCCGCTGCTTCTTCGGCCAGGGCTGCAGCCAGTAGGCGCGGTTCATGCTGGTCCAGGTACGCCTGCAGCACTTCGACATTGCCGCGCGCCGGGGCCGGGTCAACGCCCAACAACTGCAGACGTTGTTCCATCTCGGCCGCCCGCATCTCGTCGGCATGAGCGCGGCCGCGCGCCTCCAGCCCGGCGAACTGGTCGGCCAGCGGCGCGATTCGCTCGCCCTGCATGGCGCGCTGGATCATGTCGCGCCTCTGTGGAGTGCCGCCGTCCACATCGGCCACGGTGCCAGGAGGCAGCCAGCCTTCAGCCTCTGCCGCCTGGGCGAGATCGTCGATGCCGCGACCGTCCTTCCTGAACACGCCGCCGCGGTTGGATCGGATGGCGTTCGCCTCGCCGGTGATGTCGAACTTGTCGGCGAAGTTCACGCCACCCTGCGCGCGCAGCCAGGAAAGGAACGGGTCAGGCCCGGACGCCGCGCGCACTGGCGCCACTTCGGGCAGAGTCCTGGCAGCGAACGAGGCGAGAGACTCGACTGGCGGAGACTCCCACACGCGCATGAACTGCGACGCGTCAGTGATGTGCTGCACCATCGCCGCATCCACCGCCTCGCGCGGCATGGCCTCTTGCACAGCCTGGGCAACCGGCGTGCGCTCCATCGGCGGAGCCTCAACGGGGCGCACCGGCTCGGGCGTCGGCCGCGTGTCCGCAACCCCTGCAGCCCCGTCAGCCGGGGCCTGATCCCGAACCGGTGCGCGAACTGGTGCCCCACGCATGCGCGAACGCATCGCCCAGGCGCCGAAGCCGTAGGGCAGCGACGACAGCGCCAGACCCCACGGGTCCAGCGGGTCGAAGGTGGCCGCGATGTCGTGGTAATCGGCCCGCGACAGGATCTCCCTGCTCGCCATCTGCTGCGCCACGAACGATGCCGGGCCGCCCAGCGTGGCCAGCGCGGCGGTCTGCCGCACGGTGGCGCCGGCCACCGGCAAAGCCATGCCCGCAGCGTTTACGCCACCAGCCACCATGCCCACCCGGCCGGCGGTCACGTTGTCCACGCCCTGGCGCTGCAACCGATCGGTTTCTGTCAGGCCCTCATCCAGGCCGAACAGCAGCGGCGCGGCGGGCCCAGTCGTCAGGCCGTAGCCCACAGCCTTGGAAACGCCCTTGGTCAAGCCGAACACGATCTGTTCCGCCTTGCTGGCAGTCAGCGGGTCCGGCCCGTAGCCATCGGCCACGTTGCGCAGGCTGCGCGACACCTCGGAGCCTCCCTGCAGCCCGCGCGTGCGGATCTGCTCGCGCATGCGCTCGGACTGCGCGCGCTCGGCATCTGTCTGTCCGCCAAACATGCCACCAGCGCCGGCCGTGCCGGTCGCATCCAGGG